CCGCCTGCACCGCCTGTACCACCATCCGGTGGACCACCAACACCACCCGCACCGCCGTTCGTACCGTTCGTACCGTTACCCGCAGAGCCTGCACCGCCACCGCCGCCACCACCGACACCGCCAGCAAGGATACCGCCAACACCTCCATTGAAGTTGGTTGTGCCTACAGACCCGACCCCCGCAGCCCCACCAGCGGAGCTACCATTACCGCCGCCGCCGCCAACACAACCATTTGAAGACGGTTGGGTAGTTGCACCGGAAGTGCAGTTTACCCAGCTAGCACCACCACTACCGCCAACAGTTGAGTGGATTGTATCCCCTGGACTAACTGTGGCGACGAACAGGCTGTAACCACCACCACCACCACCACCACCACCAAGCGGCCCGGGAGCCGTACCAAAGCCGCTACCTCCCCCGCCCCAAGCCTCCACTGTTATTGAAGTTACACCGGTAGGCACCGTAAAGACGTAGTTACCGTGAGCCGAACGCACGAACGTGGATACCCCGCCTCCTATCGTGACCACTGTGGGGACTAGCCCGCCGGCATCACAGCTCAACTGCTGAATTGACCTACCCTTGGCCTTAACTGCAACTGTCGCTATAGGAGCACCAACCCCAACTGGAGGCTCATTCCAAATGGACGCCGTCCTAATAATCTGCGCCTTGTGCTTTATACTGCCTTGACTCTCGATCCACCTGAAAGTAGTACCGCTAGTGAAGTAGTTGAAGTAGTCATAGACCAACGTGGTGGTGCCGTTGTTGTAGGTGTAGCCGGGTATATTGAAGGCCCCATTCTGTATCGCCTGCCCCCTTCTGACCTCCACCTCGTATTTGGCCTGCGGGAAGACCGTCGGGTCCAGGTAGAACTCCACCCGGTCTATGAAGCACCCCATATTGATGACGCCACTCGTACTCAGGTTGGCATCGGAATACCACCGGTCCCCGGACCCTTTATAGAAGTAGCTGGCTGCCGTGAACTGGGAGCCAGCTGGGACACCAGTAGCTGTTGCGGTAAGTGTCTGTTGGTACGCAAAGACCGCACCCTGAGCCGTATCCGGATCCACTAAGATAGTGTTCGGCCCGTTCCACATCAACTTGATGGTTACCTGGAGCGCGCTCGGATGAGCAGCCCTGAACCATACTTCAGGGCAATCCGTCCAGGTGGTAGTCCCTTGAATTCTAAACCGCACTCTAATAGGTACGAGCAAGTTGTTGCCGTTAGTATGAAGCAACCCCTCGACAAAGTGCAAAGACAACCAGAACTCATCCGGAGCTGATCTAGACACAAACCGATGATAGTATGTCAGATCGGAGCTGGGGCTTCCTTGATCCGCCAACTGGTTCGTGGTAGTGCTACTAAACAGTGGAGCCGACAGGTCAACGTTGGGTGCGACAGAATAGCCCTGCCTATTAACCAGGGTCTGCGGAATGGAGTCTGGAAGCCCCTGTGTCGTCTCAGTTGATACCTCTATCATAGTCGCGACGTTGACGTCCGCAGTATAGATGTTATCAATCTGGTGAGCTCCCGCTAAGCCATACACACCTTCCACGTACTCTGTAATGCCAACCAATTCAACTACGGGAGGGCTAATGAAGGGCGGGAACACACGACGATACCCCAACACACGGGGTAGGTTATCTCCAGCACCTATTGTATTACCAGTCAGGCTCGCTGCCTTGACTGAATAGTCCTTCGTGGGGCCGGCTGCACTCGTTGCTGGGTTCGCGGGAGGCGGAGCTAGAGCGGAGTAGAGCAATGCACCTCCAACAGAACCAGCCAACCCAATAGCCGCCTGTGTGGCAAAGAAACCGATCCCACCGGCTGCTAGGTATCCGCCAGCAACCAATGAGGTGGCAATATAGGGTGCTGCTATTGCAGCGATCAATATAACAGCCAGTGCGGCAACAGACGCTAATATCTTTCCCGTCGATCCGTGGTGCATCCTGACATGCAAGGTTACAATTGCATGCTCCTTAGGTCGAACAAGATGCCACCAGTCCCTTGGCACCTCCTCACCGTTAACACAGACGAAGCCGACCTCCCGGAAGTAGTGCGGCAAGTCTGGCACATTCCTTACTATGTCCAGGATTGAGGATCCTACGGGAGCAGAGTGGTGCCTCGGCGTCCCTATTAAGGGAAGGTCGCGGTATGTTACGGGTACTAAAGCCGTCACATCAAGTCCTGGTGTCTACAATAGGCTATCACTCTAAACCTGACCGAAGGGTGTCTCAAGTCAACGTGGACCGAATCTGTTCCCTCCTGAATATGTAATACCTTACCCTGTACATAGACGCCGGCATGAACAGGAGCTCTATAGAATCCCCCGTCAGTCCGAACGTGGCCAGCCATGATTACCACGTCGAAGTTCAACAGCGGGGGTTGCACCTGCGTCCATGGAGGCTCCTGGTAGTCCCTGTTCATTTCCCTTGCAACCCTAATGAGATCGCGCAGGTCCGCCTCGTCCACTCCTTTGTAGTCCTTGAGCTCGATCCCTAACTGCTCCTTATAGACAGCCTGGACCAAGTCCCAGCATTTGTATTTGCCAGGGCCCTCCCCGTACTGCACCCCAACATACTTGTTCAACCAGTTCTCCGGCTTCACAAGGTTGGATATCGGCGAGAGTGTGCTCATCGGAAAAGCGCCGGTGTGAAGTTCTGTGTGCATCGAGTCTGTGGCCAGAACTCTTGTGAGACGTCCGGAGGCCCGAACGAAGCTTCCGCAGTGGTAGACGTAACAGTTAGATCCCACAGTTGCAGCATTAGCGCCTGGTACTCAATGGTAGGTGCTGAGATCGGCAGCCTGGAGTTCGAGGCCGGATCAATTGTAGTCAGCCAATCCGAGGAGGAGAACAGCATCACGTCCATCGATGGTGGAAACACCAATGCCCTAAGACTCTCCCCCATGTTTGAGTCTATGTTTTGGACAGTGATCTTACCTCTCGGCGGTTTATCAGCGTCCTCCAGGAACTCGATCTGAAAAGGGAAGCCAATCCAGACTTGACCGGAGTACGTATAGTTCACAACGTCATTGACCACCCAAATTGGTGTCGCGAAGTACGCGGAGTAAAACTTGGCGAAGATCAGAACTACGTTCTGTGCGTTAGGGTCTTCGAAGTCAGACCGAAACGCTGGCGCAAAGGTCCTAGGCATTATGTCAACCCCGCCAGCTGTGGTTGTGTAGCGGCGACACCAGGCCAGTATGCAAACTTCGTCAGCCAGCCACAGATTCCGTTGTTCCCGGAAGCGTCGTTCCCCAGATACAGCAGTGCGGACGCAGATGGGGAAGCGCAGGTCGCTGGTGAACCCGCAATACCGTTCGCATTCAACAACACGGTATTAGCTGGTTGATTGTAACTGAAGTCAGCCAGCACCGGGTTCGCCCGCATATCAGCCACAGTGATGTTGTTGGCGGTTCCACCACCAGACTGTTGAATCGTTGTGGCACCTGTAGCTGCGATGAAGTAAGTGCTGTTCTGGTCCATCAACCTTCCTGGCATCACCTTTATCAGTGCTGCTCTAGCCAAGAACGTTCCCAAGGTGGCATGAATAAGCCCCGCGGTGGTCAGAGATAGCACATCCGTAGATCTTGTGACCGTAGCAGTGGTAGTCGCAATGTAAGATGTCGACCCTGGCTCAGCCTCCATCTGAGCGCCGAAGAACCCCATCGTCCTGCCAGACGTTACGGCAGCACTACCGCTAGCGTCTGCGACCCCGAAGAATATAGCCGTAGGCGTAGAGCCAGACCAGGTGGTCGAGAGCCGTGTCCAACCGCCAGGATAGACTTCTGCCCTCTGATTACCCAGCGTACCTGTTGGAGCACCGGAAACAACGAAGTTAGTAGTGAACGTACCAAGGTCCGGTCTAAAGGAGCTCGCTCTAGTTCCGCCAGCATCGGTGGCACCCAAGTATGCGAAGGTACTAGCACCGAGAACTCGCGCCCAGACGGATAGAGTCCAAGAAGTGCCAGCCAAAGACACCGCTTGGTTGATTGCAGACGGCGCTGTACTGCCAGCAGTAAA